CGGCGGTCGGGCGGCGGTCGGGCGGCGGTCGGGCGGCGGTCGGGCGGCGGTCGGGCGGCGGTCGGGCGGCGGTCGGGCGGCGGTCGGGCGGCGGTCGGGCGGCGGTCGAGGCCGGGGGGGAGGGCCGACGGCTTGAGGCCACGGCTACGGAGCGTCCGCAGACAATTTTTTGCAAACAATTTTTTGCGTAGAATTTTTATTTTTTGTGATATAAACCCGACATGGTCTCATTCCCGCTATCAATTCGAGAGCTAAAAGCAACAGAGTCGCGCTTACAGGCCGTGTACGACGCAGCAAAGCTGGGCCTGCGCGGCGAGACACTCGCGCTTGCAGCCGGTATGCTGCCGCAAGAGTTCATGACGCTGAGTAACTTTGATCCGGTCGTGAACATGGCCGCGATGAAGGGCAAAGCCGACGGCGAACGCGAGATGGCAGAGATACTGCACAGCGCAGCGCGAGGCGGCGACGCCAAGGCGGCGCTAGAGATACTGAAGCATCAACACGGCTGGGTCGCCAAGCAGGCCATCTCAGTAGAGATTGACCAACGCATATCCATAACCCAGGCGCTGGCAGAGGCAGAGCGGCGCGTCATAGAAATCATAGATGCAGACCACAATCTACCAACCTGAAGACGAACAAGAACTCATGGCCCGGCTGTGGAGTCCGGCGCTCAAAGACAACCCACTAGCGTTTGTGCTGTACCTGTTCCCCTGGGGGCGCAAGGGTACGCCGCTGGAACACTTTACTGGCCCGCGCAAATGGCAGCGCGAGGTGCTGCAAGATATTGCCGACCATATTAAGAAGAACAAGGGCGTTGTCGACTACTCGGTATTGCAAGAGGCAGTGTCCAGCGGACGGGGTATTGGTAAGTCTGCACTAGTAAGTTGGCTAACTATATGGATGACATCGACGCGAATTGGCTCGACAACCATTATCTCGGCCAACTCGGAAAACCAGTTACGCAGTATTACCTGGGCGGAGATAACTAAATGGCTGGCTATGGGACTAAACAGCCACTGGTTTGAGGTAAGTGCCACCCGAGTAGCCCCCGCAAAGTGGTTAACTGAGTTAGTCGAACGCGATCTGAAGAAGGGTACTAGGTATTGGGGCGTAGAAGGCAGGTTATGGTCTGCTGAGAACCCCGACGCCTATGCTGGTGTGCATAATTTTGACGGTGTGCTGGTGATTTTTGACGAGGCGAGTGGTATTGACGACTCAATTTGGTCGGTCACTGGTGGATTCTTCACGGAAAACACGCCGAATCGTTTTTGGCTGGCGTTTTCTAACCCACGGCGCAATACGGGGTACTTTTACGAGACTTTTCACTCAAAGCGGGACTTTTGGGCGACTAAGGTGGTGGATGCGCGGACGGTGGAGGGGACGGACAAGGCGGTTTATGAGCGGATTATTGCGGAGTACGGGCCGGACAGTGCCCAGGCGCACGTTGAGGTGTATGGTGAGTTCCCACGGGCGGGGGATGACCAGTTTATACCGTCGGACATTGTGGATGAGGCCATGAAAAGGCCAAAGTACAAGGATGGGACGGCCCCGATCATTATTGGCGTTGACCCGGCGCGGTTTGGGGCGGATGCGACTGTGATTGCGGTGCGGCAGGGGCGGGATATTGTGGCGATTAAGAAGTATAGAGGCGATGACACCATGACGGTAGTGGGACATATCATTGAGGCGATTGAGGAGTACAAACCGACGTTAGTCGTAATTGATGAGGGTGGGTTGGGGGCTGGGATTGTGGATAGGCTAAAGGAGCAGCGGTACAAGATCAAGGGGGTAAATTTTGGAAACAAGTCAAAAAACCCGATAATGTATGGAAATATGAGGGCGCAGATGTGGGGGGATATGAAAGCGTGGTTGAAATCTGCTAGTATTCCGCACGATAGGTTTTTGAAGACAGACCTGATTTCGCCCTTGATGAAGCCTGATTCACGGGGTACGATCTTCTTGGAGAGCAAGAAAGAGATGAAAGCACGGGGGTTAGCTAGTCCAGATGCTGCGGATGCTATCTGTGTGACGTTTGCTTTCCCTGTGGCGCATCGGGAGTATCGTGAGGCGACCCCTCGCAGGTACTCTGACTATTCGGCGGTATCAACTGGATGGATGGGATCATGAAAACAAGCAAACCCGGCAAGAAATAATGGCTGACTACACGGGCATCAACAAGGTCGGTCAGGTTGCCAATGTTGGCGGTGGGCCGGGCGAGCAGGACGACCAGCGCGATATGCTGGCGACGATGCGCTCACGCCTTACTATGGCGGTGGATGCCTACAGCGACTCGCGCAGCAACGAACTGGATGATTTGCGGTTCATGGCGGGTAGCCCGGACAACCAGTGGCAATGGCCTGCTGACGTACTAGCGACTCGCGGTGCTGTCCAGGGGCAGACGATCAACGCCCGTCCTTGCCTGACTATTAACAAGCTGCCGCAGCACGTTCGGCAAGTCACCAACGACCAGCGCCACAACCGTCCAAGCGGTAAAGTCATCCCTGCCGACGAGATTGGCAATACGGAGATGGCGGAAATTTTCAACGGCATCGTGCGGCACATTGAGTACATCAGTGACGCTGACACGGCCTACGACACGGCTTGCGAGAACCAGGTTACGTACGGTGAAGGTTACATTCGGGTACTGACTGAGTACTGCGACGAGAACAGCTTTGACCAAGACCTGAAGATTGGCCGGGTTCGAAATTCATTCTCGGTGTTTATGGATCCCGCTATCCAAGACCCATGTGGTGCGGATGCGCGGTGGTGCTTTGTCACGGAGGACGTACCCAAGGACGAGTACGAGCGCCTGTACCCAGATGCCGCGCCGATTAGCAGCTTGCAGTCCCTTGGCATTGGCGACCAAGACTTGACGCAATGGCTACGCGATGAGACGGTTCGGATTGCTGAGTATTTCTACATTGAATACAAGCCTGAGACGTTGAACCTATACCCCAACAACATCACGGCGTTCAACAACACGCCTGATGACAAGCAACTAAAAATGCTTTACGGCAAGCCGCTAAAGAACCGGGTTGTGCAGCGGCAGAAGGTTTGCTGGGTCAAAACCAACGGTTACGAGGTGCTGGAAAAGCGCGATTGGGCGGGTAAGTACATTCCCATCGTGCGCGTGGTCGGCAATGAGTTTGAGGTTGACGGGCAGATTTATGTCTCTGGTCTGGTGCGGAATGCCAAGGACGCCCAGCGGATGTACAACTATTGGGTAAGCCAAGAGGCTGAGATGCTGGCCTTGGCACCCAAAGCCCCGTTCATTGGCTACGGTGGGCAGTTTGAAGGCTACGAGTTGCAGTGGAAGACTGCCAACACCACCAACTGGCCGTATCTGGAGGTCAATCCAGACGTTACAGACGGCGCTGGTGCAACTCTGCCACTACCCCAGCGTGCGCAGCCACCAATGGCGTCTAGCGGCCTTCTACAGGCCAAATCTGGCGCTTCTGAGGACATCAAAGCGGCTACAGGGCAGTACAACGCTAGTTTGGGCATGAGCGGCAATGAGCGCAGCGGCAAAGCCATTCTTGCCCGGCAGCGCGAGGGTGATGTTGGCACTTACCACTATGTTGACAACTTGGCTCGGGCAATTCGCTATGTGACCCGCCAACTGGTGGACATGATCCCCAAAATCTACGACACCCAGCGGGTGGCTCGGATCATTGGCGAGGATGGCGTTACCGACATGGCAAAGATTGACCCGTCGCAGCCGGAGCCGGTCAAGCGGATTGTCAATCAGCAGGGCATTGAGATTGACAAGATTTACAACCCCAACGTCGGCAAATACGATGTGGTGGTGACTACCGGCCCAAGCTACAGCACCAAACGGGTGGAGACTCGGGAAGAAATGTCAAACCTGCTGCAAGGCAACCCGCAACTGTGGGCAGTGGCTGGTGACTTGTTTGTCAAGAACATGGACTGGCCTGGTGCTGATGAGTTGGCTAAACGGCTGGCTAAAACCATCGACCCCAAACTGATGGGTGATGACAACGACCCAGCCCTGCAAGCCGCCAATATGCAGATGCAGGCTATGGGTCAGGAAATGCAGCAGATGCAAGAAATGCTGCAAAACGTCCAGCAGTCGATGGAAGCGCAGACGCTAAAAGTCAAAGAATTTGAGGCCGAGGTCAAGGCATATGATGCTGAAACTAAGCGCATCAGTGCGGTGCAAGCCGGTATGACTGAGCAGCAGATTCAAGACATTGCTATGGGTGTGGTTGCTGCGGCAATGGAATCGCAAGGCGGTCAAATGCCGGATATGCCAGAGCAGCAGATGGACGTTGGAATGCCTGAAGGAGCCATGCAATGACCGCCGCGCAACTGATGGGCATACTGTTTTTGGGCCGTAACGTGGCCCATTCGGTGCATTTGAACACCCGCAGCTACTCCAAGCACATGGCGTTGAACACGTTCTACGACAGCGTAATTGATGTGGCGGATGCGTTTGCGGAAGCCTACCAAGGCCGAAATGGCCTGATTGGCCCCATTGCTATTCCCGCTGCCAAGAAGACGACCAACATCATTGAGTTCCTGCAAGACCAACTTGCAGAGATCGAAAAGGGTCGATACGATGTGTGCGACAAGTCTGACTCTACGTTGCAGCAACTGATAGATAATATCGTTGAACTGTACCTGACCACCCTCTATAAACTTCGCTTTTTGGCGTAAGGACAAATCATGGCAAAAAGTACCACAACCTGCAACAACTTGCTGAAGTTGATCTTCAACGGCACGGCTTGGACAAGCATAGCGGACAACACCGCTACCAGCCCAGCAACAAACCTGTACTTGAGTTTGCACACTGCCGACCCCGGCGTAGGTGGAACTCAGTCAACCAACGAAACCAGCTACACCAACTACGTCCGAATCGCGGTTGCGCGTACCAATGTGGGCTGGACGGTAACCACCAACACGGCGGCTAACGCAGCCTTGGCTCAGTTTGCACAGTGCGGTGCCACGGGTGCCACGCTGACCTACGTTGCTATTGGCATGCTGTCCACTGGTGCAGGTATCATTTTGTACTCAGGGGCTTTGAACAGCGCATTGGCCGTGGCTAACGGCATTCAGCCCCAGTTTGCGCTAGGCGCACTTGTGGTGACGGAGACTTGAGCATGGATCAGCCTAATATTGCCAAGGGTGAAGCGCCTCTGTACCTATGCTCAGAATGCAAAGAAGCGGTATTCTTGGTCGAAGGAATTGTTTACCGCCCATGCGGCCACAAGGATGTGCCTGTCCTGGCTAACTTGGAAGCCACGGTTTACGGTCAGGGGACGGCTCAGTGATTTCAAGTATGCGCGATCTGGTCGATGCCGAGAATGAAGGCAAGACCAACTTCGCGACTTGGAGAAAAACCGTCAGCCAAAGCACCACCTCTGGTGTGTGGTTTGACATGAGCATGTCCCCCGGCAACCCGGTGCCAAATTATTACGCTGCCTCACCTCTAGTAGCGGTAGCAATGGCGCAGAGTACCGACGGGGGCATCAGTCACGGGCAGAACGTAGCGCAGCTAGGCTACAAAAAGTTCCTGAAGACCCTGATGGTGCTGGCAACAGCAGCCAACGCAGCGCCAAACCCAATGCTGCTGTGCGATTACCTGATGTATTACCCGTTTGTGGATATGGGTAACACCGACCCGCAGGTCATGACCAACACGGTGACACTGCCCCGCTACACCAATGGTGTGGGTGTGCAGATCATGCCCGTGCAGGTGGCGGCTCAGTCAGGGTCAGGCAACCCGCAGTTTTTCGTGACCTACACCAACAGCGACGGCGTGAGTGGGCGGACTACTCAAATTGTGGCCTGCAACACAGCCACCGCTACAGGCTCTATCATCACCGCAGCCCCGGCCACTCGGTTTAGTTCTGGCCCATTCTTGGGTCTGCAATCCGGTGACAAGGGCGTCCGCAGCATTGAGAGCGTCAAGTTCCTGACGGCAGACATTGGCCTGATTGCAATGGTTTTGGTAGTGCCAATTGAAGACATTAGCTTCCGTTCAATTGACGCCCCGGCAGAGCGAGTGCCAGTTTTAGACTTCTTTTCTTTTCCGCAGATTCAAGACGACGCTTATTTGAACCTGCTGTGCAACCCGCAAAGCGGCCTTAGTACCGTGGCCTTTCACGGGTATATACAAACAATTTGGGGGTAGAAAATGGCAATCCAGAGTATGGATCAACTGATCAGCGCATTGACTGGTGGGCAATCAAATCGGGCAGATTGGAACAAATTGACCCTGCCGGTCACCGTACAAACTGCCGGTCAATGGTACGACTTGTCCACTGGCTCGGGCAACCCAATCCAGAACGCCATCATCGGTGCTGGGACTAACTTGACTTTTCAGGCTATGTCGGACTCAACCAGCACCACCGCAGTCACAGCGGCTTTGGGTGGATCCATTTCTACTACGACTTTTACCGATACCACCCACGGCAGCGGCAGGTTTACCGTTGGTTCTATTCTGTCGGGTACGGGTGTTCTGCCGGGTACCTACATCACTGCGCTTGGCACCGGCACCGGACAAAACAACGGCGGCACCTACACGGTCAATTTGACCCAGACGGTCACAGCACAAACAATCACCGGCACTCAGTTTACCAACGGCATCCAGACTGGTGGCAGCGTCAGCCCAAGCGTCAAGAACATCCTCAACGTCAGCGCCTTCTCAGCGGCGGCAACAACAGCGCCAGCGGTGCTTATGCTGATCGACCAACTGGCAGTAATCCCAATCACCACCACCACATTGACCACCGCTCAGACTGTCCTTGGTACGCAGACATTGCCACGCTACGCCGACGGCAAAGGGGTACGCGCTTATTTGGTGCCCTCAGTGGTTATGGGTGCAGGTACGCCTACGGCAAGACTTAGCTACACCAACACGGCCTCAACCGCAGGGCAGCTTACTCCGGCAACCCCTTCGCTACCCATCATTAACGCAACTTCCCCCGTTGGTTCCATTGCCTACGCTGGTACGGGTGCAGGTAAGTTTGGCCCATTCATCCCCTTGGCGGCTGGCGATCAAGGTATCCTGTCGGTGCAAACCATTCAATTCTCCGCCACCATGACCTCGGGCGTCATGAACTTGGTGCTGTGCAAACCCCTGCTCACCTTGCCCATCACCACGGTGGGCGTGGCTTCTGAGCGCGATCTGGTCAACCAGCTACCATCCATGCCCCGTGTCTATGACGGTGCCAACCTCCAGTGGTTGATGTACGCTGGTGCAGCTACTCCGGTCAACAGTTCGTTCTTCGGCCACATTGAATCTGCGTGGGGCTGATATGCTGATTGGCAACTACTCTGTCCTACAGAAAGGCCCCGGCATGTTTATAGCCGGGTCTACCACATCGGTGGAAGGACAGGTACGTTCAAATTTCAGCAAGTCAGGTGCATACCGCAACCGCTTCTACGTTGACCAGACTACGGTGGCACTGTCTTTGTACGCCATACCCACTGGCAGCTATCCAGACATTGCGTGGGTTCTGCCGCAGATTTCAGGGCAGATTGCATCGACGCAGCCAATCCAAGGCGCAGGCTCTGCCACAGTGACCTTAGCGGGTGGTTTAAACGCAGATGCAAGTTTGACCGGCGCGGGTGACATTACCAGTGCAATTGCCCAACTCATCATCAGCATGGCGGCAAACCTTGCGGGTGACGGCACAGTATCAAGTGCTGACCTGCGGGGATTCTTGCAGGCAGTAGCCAATCTCTCAGGCTCTGGCGACCTTACCGCAACAGCAGCAGCTTTGGCTTGGATGCAGGCAGCTACGGACGGGTCTGGAACAATTACCAGCGCAACGCCATACGCTACTGGCAACTTGTCGGCGGATATCTTTTCTTTTAGTGCGTTGACGCCTGAAGGCATTAGCAATGCGGTGTGGGCGCAAATTATTGAGGCGGGGTACAGCGCCAGCGATTTGCTGCAACTGATAACAGCATCAGCCGCCGGAAAGCTATCTGGCGCACCTGGCAGTCCAATTCAAATTACTGGCGTTGATGGCTCAACTGTCCGCATCAATGCTACTGTAGACGGTGTTGGTAATAGAACAGCGGTAACGTACAATGTTTCCTAAATCGTACTTTGCCAGCAGTTATTTTGTCGGATATTACTGGCCGCCAACTGAAGATGGGCCTGTTCCGAGTACGCCGGATCAACTGTTGATCATTTTGAGGTCATTTACTGACCGGAGGAAATTCTAATGTCCATGAACCTAAAAGCCATTACGACCCGTCTTGGCTACCAACAAATCACCAGCCTGTCATCGGCTGTTAGCCTGACAGTACCAACCCGTGACCTAAACGGTTTGGCTTGCCGCCCAGCAATTGCCATCATTACACCCCTAACGGCTGCTGTACGCTGGCGCGATGACGGTGTTGCTCCCACGGCAAGCGTGGGTATGCCATTGGCGGCTGGTGTGACGCTGCAATACGACGGCGACCTGACTCAAATTCAGTTTATTCAAAACGGCGGCACTGCCGAATTGAACGTCACCTATTACACCTAAGAGGCTGCATCATGAATGTCCACGGCGATACCGGGAACATAGATTCCGCAAAATTCCTTGAGTACATCGTTAACCAGTTTCCTGGTGATCTGAAGTCAATGGTTGAGGCGCGTGATGAACTCGCCAAGCGCCAAGGCGCAATGAGCGCGGTGGAAGCTGCCGTTGCTGATCGCGCAGCCGCCAGTGCTGCATTGGAATCCGCCAAGGCAGAAGCTAAGGATTTGTTGGCCGACGCCAAGGAAAAGAATGCTGCTGCTACGGCCAAGGGCAAAGAGTTGGATGCTCAAGAAAAAGCATTTGCCGCCCGTTGTGCTGACATGGAAGTGGCTTTGCAAGCTAAAGCTGATGCCGTTGCTGAACGTGAGCGCCGGGTTTCTAGCAATGAAGTTTCCCAGGCTGCGCTCAAAGACAAACTTGAAGAGCGTTCTGCCCAGCTAGATGCCGACCGTGCGGTTCTTGATTCTCGCGTCAAGGCATTCCAAGACAAAGTTGCTGCTCTCAGCGTTTAAGGGTAAATCATGACCGCACTTGCCACGCCACCCAAACTCCAATTTTTGGACGCTAACGGTGCGCCGTTGGTAGGCGGCAAACTGTACACTTACGCTGCCGGTACAACCACGCCATTAGCCACCTACACCGATTACGGCGGTGGGACTGCCAATGCTAACCCCGTTATCCTAGACAGCCGTGGCGAGGCTTCTGTGTGGCTTGGCTCGGCCTTGTACAAGATGGCTCTGTACAGCGCCACTGATGTGCTAATCTGGACGGTAGACAACATTGGCGGGTTTGCTACCTTGGCGCAATTGGCAGCGTCTGGCGGGTCTAACTTGGTTGGGTTCTTGCAAGCAGGCACCGGAGCCGTGGCTACGACTGTGCAGACGAAGTTGCGGGAGAATGTGAGCGTGTTGGATTTTGGGGTTAATACAACCCCCGGCACCACTGACATGACGGCAGCTTGGGGAAACTGGCTTAGTGCTGCTGGCCCCAAGGTAATTCCAGCGGACTCTTATCTTGTCTCTGGGGTTGTTAAAAAATACACCACCCCGACGTTCGTAAACACAGCAGATACAAACCACGCAGCGGGCTTGTATGCCCTTGAAAAAACCACCACAGGAAACGGAAATACAGCGTTTGGAAATTCGGCATCTGCTGCGGTGACAACGGGAAGTCAAAATACCGCAGTTGGAAAAAGCGCCCTTGAAACAATGGTCGCTGGCAATAACAACACAGCCATTGGATTTTCTGCACTTCGTTATGCAAATGATGCTGGAGCAATTCAAAATACTTGCGTTGGGTCGATTGCTGGTGGGGCAATAACCACCGGAGCCAACAACACGGCGACAGGGCACAACTGCCTTTTCACGCTGACAACGGGCGATTTTAATTCTGCCACGGGTCAAGGTGCATTGGCGTACAACGTAACTGGTGATTACAACTGTGGTTTTGGATACCATTCTTTGTTAAATTACACCGGAAGCAATGGTTGCGCGTATGGCGTTGAATCTTTGCAGGCTTTGACCACTGGCACCAATAACACTGCTTTTGGTTTTGGTGCGCTAAAAAGTGTCGTTACTGCTGCTTCCAATACCGCATTTGGATTTTCCGCTGGTCAAGTCATTACTAGCGCTCAGAACACTTGCATGGGCGACAGTGCCTTATTTGCAACAACCACAGGTGCTGCTAATACAGCCTACGGCTATAACGCATTGGTGGCAAACCAAACTGGCGCAAACAACACCGCCATCGGCGCTCAAACGCTCATATCTAACGTGTCTGGAAGCCGAAATGTATCGCTAGGCCGTGTGACTTTAATCAGCGCAACTGGCGATGACAATACCGCCGTTGGAACAACAGCACTTAACGCTTGCACAACGGGAATTGCAAATACCGCTTTAGGTGGTCAAGCATTGATAGCTCTTACGACCTTTGATAATTGCACAGGGTTGGGCTTTAACTCAGCAGTTACCGGAAGCAATCAAGTTCAGTTGGGCGATTCCAGCACAACTACTTATGCCTATGGTGCGGTGCAAAACCGTTCGGACAATCGAGATAAAGCCGATGTTCGCCCAACGATTCTTGGCCTTGATTTCATCAATTCATTGCGTCCAGTTGATTTCAAATGGGACTTGCGTGAAGACTACTTTGTTGAAGAAGAAGTGGACACTGGACTTTTTGACGAGTTTGGTAATTCAATATTTAAAATTGTTCGCACCCGTGTTGAAAA